CTATCATTTTCGCAATTTCCAGCATCGCTTTCTGCTTTAATGTCATAATTCCACCGTATTTGTTATGTATTTACGCACTAGTTTATCTTTGATCATATCTGGAATTGATGCGTATGGAAACTCCAGTATAAAAGGACAACAGTCTTTGCCCCATGTAGACTCTAAAAGAAAGTACCTATATCTACTTATATGAGACTCAGAGTTAATATCAAATCTGGTCTTACTACTATTGATTAATTCCAATAACATTCAGTTTTCTCCTAGATAAGTGATCTGTCTAATTGAATCGGAGCGATCTCAAAGAAGACGTTCATGGACTCAACTTCGCTATCCAAGTCTTCATCAGCTACCTCATCCTCGGGTATATCATAGCAGTCACGTATAGTGGCACACTTCTCGGCATATGCCTTCATGTGTGTACTATAAACTCCAACTACTGACTTCCCGTCTTCATTCTCTACTGTTAATACAAAAACAATCGTATTCATAATATAAACTCCCGTATCCAATCAAATTTTACCTTACTCGCTTGCAACCACTTCACTTGCAAACTATCCCTTTTACTAATCTGATGGCTGATCAATATCCAGTCTTTCTCCGAGGAGAATTGCACTGTTTCAGTCATTTTGATAATCTCAACAATTTTATCGTCGAGTTTAGCGATTAATACTGTCATAGGTAAACCCTCCAAAAATAAGTGCTGGTTTTTATTTATAGTCAAAAACCAGCAAAAAGCGACTGCGGGTTTCCATGGGTAATTTATGATTCGCTGACTAGATTGATATCGCCGCAAGTGGCGCCATATCTATAAAACATCTAATCATCCAATGAGGAACGCTATTGTCCCTTGCGAGTTGCTGTTTTGGCTGTTTAAAGTCTGCCAAGGATATCCCTCCACAAAGACTATTGGGTTTTAACCCCAATCCTTTTTATCACCAAACTGTTCGTTATACTCATAACCCATGTAGTATGCACGTAATTCAGCACCACTCATGTCACGAGATTCCATACGTTTGTTGATGTATGTTCCTTCAGGGTAATAATGCGGATCATGGGCACGATGATAGTAACTATCAGCAGCACCCCTGTCAAAGGGACTACCATGAGACCGATCAAATACTTGACCCCGATATTCAATTTTTTCACATACTTCCATTATATTTCCTTTACTTAAACTGTTTAAACGCAATAGAATAAATCGTCGCAGCATCTACCTTAAAATTCCACTGTCCTTTACGGTCACCGAACTTCTCAGCAAAATTAAACTTACCATCAGTAACAACCATTTCTTTTCTTACTGGGGTCGCCTTATAAGAAACAACTTTATGCAAAGAAGGTAAATAATAGTAATTATTATCAGCCAGCGAAATTCGACGACCACCATGGAGAATAGAACTAAGTTTGTATCCATTAACAGAACCGAAAACACCACCGAGACCACCAATATTAACTTTGGTCACGAGAGCAGAAATAGTCACATAATCGTTCATATTATTTACTCCCTTTACGAGCCACACCGATACCAGTACCCAGCTTAGACAACTTACCTGTTTTTAGATAAATTTCAACAGCTTTACCGACTTTCTTTGGGTCAGTAAAACCAAGAGCAATTAGGTCATTCACAAGCATACTATTTTTACTATTCTTCATTTTTGTTTCCTTTTTTGATTTCATAATATAATTATACCTGAATATTGAATTAAAGTAAAGAACTATTTTTAACCCCTACTCACAGTAGGGTTACTTGGAAGTTCCATCCAGTGGGTTACTTGTTCTGGAGTGAAGATAATATCATCGATTACCTCCCAACGCCATCCTTCCTCGAAACCGAATCCTAGAATCCACTCTGTTGTAACCCCACCCATGGATGCTACCATCATTCCACAGGTAGTAGTCTTAATTAGGACTCGCTTTCCCGCTTCAGGTAGACCATCATCAATATTCACCCAATTCATAGTAAACCCTTCCAATTAAGCAGTTAACATATAAGTAGCAAGATCTTTCCAGTCCTTATTAGAGGCACGGATCTTAGTAACCGAGATCAAAGTACGGAGATTAATCTCTTTAGCATCATCTTTGAGTTCACGAATCAAAGAAAGAGCATCTTCTTTCTGTTCAGCAGAATACTCAGGGAGAAACTCAACCGACATAGCAATATGAGCCATACGATCAATTTTCTGCTCGCGAGTCATAGACAAATCGATCATCATAGAACGACTACGAATCGCTTGATCGATTTTATCATGGCTTAGATTCGAAATAAAAATCACACGACCTTCAAAATTAAAGCTCTTAGGCAAATCTTCATCTTTAAAGTCAGCATTCCAAGAAATAATACGTTTTCCGTAAGAATCAAGCGCACCCTTCAATAGATTCAGAGCCACAGGGTCTTTTAACACAGCATCACAGTCATCAAATATAATAATAGACTTATTATTTTCGAATAAAGTACGATAGAGACCCTTCGGAGTAGAATAACCCTTCACAAAGGAGAAGGACTTAGCCATTCTAATAACAGAACCTACCTGAAACGAGGCAAGATCAGAAATATCTTTGTAACCAGCATTCTCAAGAGTCTTAGTAACAGTATAAGTCTTTCCAAGACCACCAGAACCAGTAATAACAGCAGAGGGCTGAACACCAGCAGCAACCATGGTCACTAATTTCTCTACAAAAGAGAATCTCTGGTTAATATCGTATCTTTCAGCTTTAGACTCAGAGATAGTAGTACCACCGATGATAACACTGTAGGGTAATTTAACACCAGTAGTATTAAAATAGTGGTACTCAACGTTTTTCTCAAGAGCCACACCAGTTTTAGAGGTTTTAAAAGGACCAGCTTCACCGATCATAATTTCAGTTTTATTATCAACAGTGCGAAGGGTAGTTTTAATTAGATTCATTTATTTCTTTACTTTCATTTATTAACTCAATATAATAATTATACGTTAAAAGTGAATTAAAGTAAAGGATTATTTTTAACCCTACTCAGAATAGGGTTATTATCGTATCTTATTGATTTAAAAGGAGATTTCTACTCAACTTCCTCCCATAAATCTCCGTCTTGAACGAATTTGGTCGTTGGTAGTGTGGGTCGCATGGGTGGCAGATAGACATTATCGGGTTCCAGTTCAACATTGTCTAGATTATCCTTACGATGCATGGCATGCGACTTGAGTTGTGCCTTTGTCCGCTGGTGCCAAGTCTTCTCTAGCACTTCTGGGACACGTTGCGCCACCGATTGAGACGCAGACATCTTTGCTTTTGTCTCGTCGGAATGTGTTCTATTCTTATTAGAGCATATCTTAGAGCAGAATGGACCACGTTTCTTGTGATCTATACCGCAGTATTTACAGGACTTTGTGCGGTATGTCATTCACACACGTAATACATCATTTCTTTTAGCATTCATTCACTCCCAGCACAAATACTGCTTTGCTCCAGCACTTAATTTGATATTGGATGCTGGTGTAACTACTGGATATGGTTGTGGATCTAACAAATTAATATGATTCTTTTCTAGTGTACTCATATGAATATAACAGGCAGGTGTAACAGTGGGGAATGTTGCTGGGCTTGTCATTACTATATGTTCTTTGGCCAGTGTGCTATAGTGTATATTCGTCAATAGTGCATTAATCTTCATTTAAAATCTTCCTCCACATCTGCCATGAACCAGCCAACGATTGTCTTCGCTTCCCTTGCCTCATCCTCAGTGCAATGATAGTATCGTATAAAGAAGTCAGTAATATTATCATCACTCTGCTTCATTACATGGCTTAGTTCCTCATAGGACCAAGTAAGATCCTGCTCTGTACTATACCAAAGCGCAAGTACTTGATCATTCCTTTCGCTACTATCAGAGTCAGAATAGAAGGAATACCATGACGAATTACCCCAGCGAGTGTAACTCATTTTCATCTTCCTCTTCCGCTTGCTCTTCTTGCTGGACTTGATGCTATTCGAGTCAATGCTTCACTGATCTTTGTGTTTGCTTCTCTCTTGTTAAAACCTTGCGCAAGTAGTTGGCGTTTGGCTTTCTTCTTTGCATGTTTTAATACCTTCTTTGCTTCCCATTGTTCTTTGAATGTGGATGGTGTATCACTCATGGAATTCTTTCTTTATGTTCTGGTTATGTGCTTTTCGTTCTGCTTTCCAAAAGAATCGCTTGAAGTCTTTTAGATGTTTCCACCACTGCGGACTCTTTGTAAGATTGCCTTGCTTTACATTAGCCATTGGTTTTCCCTTCTACGTATTCGTAATTGACAGTCTCATCGTTTTCCCGAAGAATGATTGCTCTGTTTCCAAGATGGAATCGTTTAGCCATGTCAGTCTTCGGTGATAGTGTAATGAATCGTTCTATGCTTGGATCTGTCGCTTTGATATGCTTCACTGCATCAAAGATTAACTTCCGTCCAGCACCTGGAGCATAACTCCAGATTGTATAGAAGATTGCGTTTGATGGTGTGCTTGAATGCTGAAACAACTCTGATTCTTTTGTTGGAATGAATTCCTGATAGGATACGCAAGTGATTGCCTTCACTGTGTCACTCTCATCACGATAGACAAATATATCTTTGTTCTCTCCGACTCTATCAACATGTGGTATGGTTGGTCTCACAGGATCATCTGCAAGTAACTCAAAGAACTTATCAGTCAGTGTTTCAATTAGATATAGCATGCTATGGCTTCATGTCCAATATTAAGTAAATAACAGCTTTCAACATTCCAAAGAGTAGAGCAGGCATGACACCGAGCCAAATAATTGCGAAGGCACTATAGACAGGTAACATTACTATTTTCCCAAGTATGAATAAACATTTATCCATAGATAGTAGTTACTAACAATATCAATATCGGTGTAATAATAAAAGCAATTAGAAACATTAATGTGCCGTCATCCATGGAATCTCCTAGAAATATATAGGTGGTGGAGAATACTGGGATCGAACCAGTCATGACAAAGTCGGCGGATTTACAGTCCACTGCATCACCATTGATGCTTCTTCTCCATAATACTTTACTGGTGCCCTCGGTCGGATTCGAACTGACCACCTACTGATTACAAATCAGTTGCTCTACCAAATGAGCTACGAGGGCATGTCATGGCTGCCTCGGCTGGGCTCGAACCAGCGACCCAATGATTAACAGTCATTTGCTCTACCAACTGAGCTACAAGGCAATTTACTATTAGTTTAGCTGACGTACTGTTTGCTATACCTCAACAGCTTTACTCGAGTTTACTGTTTATTGATATGGTTACGGAGAGTTGACGTTTACTCAATGGCTTACGTCAGCTAAACTAATACCACATTTAATTACACTGGATGTTTGAAAGAAACAACAGTTTTAAACCTGTCCTACCATGCCGTCCATGGACTTGTCTTTCGCACACATTACTTGCCAATTCTTCCAGCGTGACCACCGTATCCACCTTTCGGCTTCGTTTCCATCTTTCGTGTAACTTAGAAGTGCCAGTCCGTCAACTGGAATCCACTTGCTAAATTACCTACTGGTTTGGTAACCAATGTAATTAAATCTGGTACTCGGTAGCAGAATTGAACTGCTCTTATACGGATGAAAACCGTATGTCCTAACCGATAGACGAACCGAGTAAGGTGGGGTGACTGGGCATCTCACGATGAGCCACACCCCATAAAACGTATAACATAATATAATTATACCTGAGAAATGAATTACGGTAAAGCATTGTAAAGCATTACTTCAAATATATTTTAACACCTCGCAACTGCCTTGCAAAATCAGTATCAATATCGAAACTCACATCAACGATGTCAGTCTTTTTTGTATTTAACATTAGTGTTGGTTGTTTATATGTAACATTGTAACTTACAAAATACTTACTTGTAACAGTTTCACCTGGAGAATAGAACTCATACAAATTTGTATTAAGTAAATGCTCATAAAGTATACGCTCATGCCCACTCTCAGTTACTCCAATTATTACCAACTTCGGCGATCTTGGAATGTTATCAAAACTTATACCAACTGTGCTACAATTGCGTGATGAATCAAAACATATCATCATCGCATTACTTGTTTTCTGTGGCTTCTCAGTAAATGCAGTTGCAGCTACAGCAAGGAATGGTGACACAGGTAAAAGTCCAGCAACAACTCCACCATGAACTCTATTGTAAGTATTAGATGAAGTACTTCCCTTCTCATTTATAACAGTACTGAACTCTTTAACATCACTTAACCATTTTGGTTGAAACGACATGACAATACTTGCGTTCATTACAACTGTTCTGCGTCCAATCTCATACTTTGGATTGACAAGTTTCGCTGTGATGGCTTTACCAACATTATCTATCTGATCAAATACCGCAAGACGTTCATTGAACTCTTTATAGTTTGGTGTAAATTCCGCAGACTCTCTAACAACACGATTATCCTTCGGAACTACATCAGCGGTAATAGTTATCTCATATCCATTGAACGCAGTAGTACTATTCACTATGGCATATGATTTAATTATACCACCATTATATTGATCAATATGTTCAGTTACTCTACCATTTCTCGCAGCATTTTCACCAATAATAAAAGTGCTGGCACCCTTTTCAAGAGCCTGTGTTTTTGCATTCTTCAATGCAGAATCATAGGTAGAACCATAACCAGTTACAGTTATCGGTTCAGCATGCACCAATGTCGATGCCAGCAATAAAGCAAGAATAGACTTCTTCATTAGAAACCATTCATCATTTTACGAACATTTGCTGATGTATTAATAGTTTTCTTAGAAACTACTAACACTACAGTTACCATATTACTATCACGATCAATGCGTCGCGATGCAATATATGCTCCCTTGATAATACCCTGAGATGAATCGCGAATGCTTTCAGTTACATTTTGTGAAATGCGACTGGCTCTACGACGATCTTCTTCACTATAAGTATCTACACCTTGAGAGTCATCCTCATCATTTTTCTTTACGTCAGGATTACGTTGCTCTGTATTCTTAACAGAAACCAAATCACGAAGAGAAGTCTTTGTGATATTCTCAGCTGTCTTTGTGCTCTTAACATCATTATTCAAGAACTCAATTAGATTACGTTTCGCACGCATACCAGCAAGCATGAACGCATCTTCATGTCCTTGAGGATGATTAAAGTTAATAGGAGCAGTGCCAGTTGTTTTGATAACTAACCATTCGCCATCTTCAGAGAACTGTAATTGTAAAGAACCATTGGCTTCAAGAAACTCTGCTTCTGCTTTCTTAATGTCTGGCTTCTGTTCAAGTTTGTTCTCAACTTTAATTATCGGAGCAGGTGCTTTCGTTCCAAAGGAAGAACACCCACTTGACATAATTGCAATACATGCTAAACACAAAATACTCTTTTTCATAATATATCCTTTATTAAGTTATTCACAAGTTACTTCTTCAATATAATACTCACACTCTTTATCACCTTCTTGTAGCCTGAACAAAGTGTCTTCAGCTGTAAGATAGTTAGCATATGTTCCTACTACTTCAGCAACATTTGTATCCTTCTCAATTGCTACTATTTGAAATGCATTTTTATTAAACATCAGTGTTCCTCGCTCTCTTTAATATTGCATCTACATTATCTAATGCATCTAATATTTGCATTCTGTTAACAGTTATAAAAGTTTTCAAATCCTCAATCTCTTTGGCTTGTTGCTGTAACATAAGCGCAGCAGCATACGTTACTGATGTTTTTATATTACTACAATGCAAATATCCAGTTCCATCACCATATTGCAATATATCAGCTAATTCATTTGCAGTCATTTCTTACTCTCCATTTAAAATCAAACCCTACACTGTTATTATACCTGATAAATTAATTTTCGTCAAGTTTGCAAACTGTTTTCCAAGATTACTTTTCCTCAAAAATCGTAGACCACAGGTGTAACTTCTGCAGTTTCTCTCGTCTTGCAGTTAATATTTCTGTTTCGTTAACAACACCACTATCTATTAGTAAGTCAATCATACACATTAAATCACCGATCTCTTCTTCTAGGTGTTGCTTATTCGTTACACCTTTGTACTCATCGTTAACACCAAACCGAAATACTTTGGAAATTGCTTGAGTAACCTCGGCACATTCTTCCTGCAGTATTAATAATATTTCTCTGTCTTTGTTTTTCATACTTACCTTAAATTTTAATCTTATGTTGTTCAGAATTTGGATAGATGCAAAAAGAATGCGCATCACCTAATCTTGTACTAACAGCACCACGTCTACGTGGACCACGAAAGATATATCTATAGCCAGAAGGAATTGTCTTTTGAATTCTTAAGAATTTTTGAACATCCTTCAAAAACTGTATTGGAATACCAGCATAGTAACTTCTAGCACCATTTGATATATGCACCTCTAATAACTTTGCAACTGCGTTAGACCAATCATCATTCATTATTCGTTTTCTCCACAATTACTTGTATCTTCGTCATATGAAAATGCCACATGAAGTTGCGTTTCATATTCACTTGCCATCTTATTCATCATGTCTTCAAATTCTTGTTCAGTCATCGACTCACGTTCTTTACGAGCAATGTCGTCTAACTCAAGATTGAATTCTTCAATATCAATATCAGCATACGGATTTACCATTATAATTTCCTCATCTCATTTATACCAGACATAGCAATCATGCCACCAAGAAAAGCAACACCAAGGATATAAATTATTTCATTGTCTGCTGCAAAATCTATAGACGATCCAGCAAGCATCAATAATAATAACCCAAGGAAAGTACGAATAGAACCTCTCATATTAAACTGCCTCTTTCTTTTCCATAATTTCACAGAGAATAAATTTTGCGATATTAATATTCTTACGAGCCTGTTCAGATGTTCGCTCGCTATTCATCGCCATTAATTCTTGAGCATCAGACAGCACACCCATCGCAACCATTTCTAAACCACTAAATTTAGCAGTAATAGAATTCATATATTCAGCACGGATTTGGGCTTCAGATATACCGTAACACTTCATTTCAAATTCAGTCATTTTGTTTCCTTTTCTTAAGTTCATATAATAATTATACGCTTAAATTGAATTACCGTAAAGCATTATTTTTCGCCTTTAAAATCAATAACTTATAGACGTAAAAAAACCCTACCAAGAGTAGGGTTATTAATAGTGTTAAAACCGAGCTGGGAATATATCCTTTAAAATCAATGACTTAGGAAATACGTGTAGTTATCTCTTCTGGAGCACTTGTACCACCTGAATAGTCGCTCAGAAACCCCTCTGAGTTTGTCCATGATTTTGTTTCTAAATTCCACTCAAATGTTACTGGCGTCAATCTAGCACTACTAAAATCACGATAGATACATATTAATTTTTCTTCAGGTATACAACTGCGAACTTCTGCTGGAACTTTAGTTCCCTCTGAATTGGTAATGTAAATAATTATGCTAGGCATTTTTCTTTTCTTTTACAGGTAGAGTAATCAAACCAGCTTCAGCAATCAGCTTTGCGGTAATCTTTGGATACATCTTACTTAGTTTTTGATCCTTCACTGCCAATAATAATTTTGCTTCGCTCGGATGAATAGTTTCTAGCAATCCAATAAAAAGTGCCTCACGCTTAATAGGTTTCAAATCACTGCGACAGAATATATAAAGACGACGCAACTCTTGCTTAAAATTTGTTGGCGTCATACCTATCGGTTCATTTGATTCCCTATACGGAGGATCTCCTTCAGGTAATATAAACTTATGTTCTTTCTCAAACGCATGCTTGACAATATACTTTAATGCGGCATCATTTTTCCACTTCTCAATTGTTTTTGGATCTTTGTTGATCTCATCAAGTATTTCTGTAACATATATAGCCATCTTAAAAGTCCTCGATCTCTGATAATAAAAGTTTACATCGATTGTTAATTAGATATGTCATTATAGACATCTTATCACCTGTTGGTTTACTATTTATATATGATGTTATAATCTCCCCAGATACGTCTGGTGGGATGTTATCAAAATCAACGAGGTGACTATTCCTTTGCCAATTACGCTTCTCTTCATCGTTCTTGCATGCGGGAAATCCGCCAGCATCAATAAACTCTTGAAGACGTTTAGCACTCATTGGTTTCTGACGTTCGCCAATCATGAACACATCATCTTTACTTAGGATGTTTGGTATACCATCACCAGAGTCTCCCTTAACGATGTGCTGAATTTTATATTCAATAATCTCTTGTCGACTTGCAGAAACAAATTTCTTTTGAATCGGAGACCATTGCTTGACTGATGGATACAGATGAAGTTGTTTAAAATCTTTATCAGAAGACAGGATAAGAATCTTTTGTGGTTCCTCAACTAGACCCTGTTGCACTAGTTCATTCTCTTGTGCAAACTTAGTTAACACTGCAATGATATCATCTGCTTCGGCACGTTCAATATGCATAATTTTATATGGAAAATGCGTGGCTAAATCTATACGCAGAGTATTGAGAGCATTAAAGATTAGATTCCAATCAAATGCAGATTTCTCTCTATTTGCTTTTCTCATACCTTTGTAGTATTGAAAGATTTCTTTACGCCAATATTTACGTCCATCACAACAGATAACTAGATCACCGTATTCACCACCATACTTCTTCTTATAGTATTTTAATGTAGATAAAGTAGAATGACGAATAAGATTAATGATTTCAGTCTCAGTGCCACGTGTTAATTCTGTCTTAAAAGACATACAATTTGCCAGTGCCACTTGGCTGTAATCAACTAGAATCATTTAATTTCTTCTTTACGTTCTTTAATACGATTGATCTCATCTTCAGCTTTAATCTGAGAAATTCTAAACTGGAGAACTCCTATGGCAGTATTATAATGCCCAGTGCCTTCCGTATACGGATCAAAATAGTATCTGCGCAGTGTTTCTATTTCTGTTTCCAGAACTGCGATATATTCTTCATTCGTTATACTATAATTTTTCATTTCCATTTCTCTTTCCTTATCAAATTTAAGTTGATCATCTTTAAAAACATTATTATCAATATTGTATTTCCACTGTACCGCATCTTGTTCATAATCAAAGTGGGGACTAATACGTTTCTCCGTATCGTCTATCCAATAATAGACGTTAGAGTGGTCATCGCAGATTAATTTCATGTTAGCATATCTATTATAGTTTGAACAATAGTAACATCTATCTTAAGACGTAAGGCAATTTCCTGAGCATCAAATCCAAACCCAGTCCAATGCCTTTCCATCACTTCCTTTACTGCATAAATAAGGTCTTTGGGTATTTCACTCATTTAAAATACACGCAACAGAATGTGCTCTTCGTTAATCCTACCATTCACTTTTTGTTCCTGCGTAGTTAAAGACTTATAAGTCTGACTCATCGGTCGCTTAGACAAGCCAGCATAACTCGATACCAACTCTGGTTTACGTAATGTTTTAGAACCAGATGTCTCTGGGTCATAACCAATAATGCTAGTTCCTTTCACAGACAATCCCTTTGGATCGTTTGCACGATATACCTGAAGTTTACGATACTTAGTGTTAAACACCCACAATTCTTGAGAGTTAATTATGTTTGTAGCAAGTACAGACTTAATGTTATACTCTGCATCTTCTTTTTTAAACTTCATTTTTGCTACAAGAACCCCAGCTGGTTTCTCTTTACGAATGCGTGGCTTCCTTGTTGCTTTCGCTACCTGAACCTGTACGTCTGCCGCATCAATAATAGATTGATAGAGCCCAATGAGTTTCTTTAGTTTCGGTTTCTTAAAGTTTGAGTAACCCTCAACAAGTTGTTCATCTTTACCTTCATATGCTTCTTCTAATTCTTTCACTGTGTCAACATAGAATGACCCGATGATTTTTGCAACTGGACCTGACGCATTTAATTTCTTCATTAAGTCTTTAGCATCAAACATTTTATCTTCTAGAACAAACTTATCAATTGCTCCTTCAAATTCTCCAGCCAATTCATGTGCTTTATTATCTATACGTTCTTGTAGAGAAACTGATGCTACTATTGTTTCTTCTAGTGTTACTTGTTTAACTGGTGCTGGAATATATTCTTTTGCGAGTTGTGTTAGAACTTCTAGTCTTTCCTGAAGGACAGACACATGTTTTTCAGAAAGATATTGTTCCCGCATTACTAGACGTGATAAAATACCAGCATGCCTAAACAATCCAGCATCCAATTTTAACATCGCAATTGCTAGTTGCTTGTTAGTTTGTGAGACATAGGAGACAGCCCATTTCTGTTTGTCTTTGTCATCGTTTTCTCTATTGTAGTGGTTTAATGCCATGATAAAAGAAATATCATAGCCAGTGCCCTCAGCGAGCTTTGGCTCATGCGTTCCAACTAATTTTTTAGTTAATTCTTTTCTTTTGATCGTATTTGACATATCACTTTCCTTTTCTCAATTTCATAATATAATTATACCTGAATACTGAATTAAAGTAAAGGACTATTTTTTTCCTTTAAAATCAACAGCTCCACGAATCCAAAGTCCTAGAAGCACCACTGCAGACCAAGTTTCTAATATATAGGGAATAGCAAGAACAGGGAATAATGTATTGAGTGACCAGATAGTTAATAGTGGTCCGACAATTACAAAGAAAATGATCAATGCAATAACTCCGATGATTTTATAATTGTTCACTAGTTTTCTCCTGAAGGATTGTTTCGTAAAGATCCTCGAACTCTTCATGCGAGGCAACTTCTTGACTGAAGTTTTGTTTATGATATACACGTGCCATCTTATTCAGTGTCTTCTTTGATAACTGAAACTGATCTGACATTTCTCGTATAGATTCTTTAATGTAGTCACGTTCTGCTTCTATACGTGTCATACTACCAGATATTTCTGCTAGTACCTTTTTGATTTTTTCCCGATCTACGGAAGATGAAATGATTTGTGTCATAGCCACTCAATATGTGTTAGTGATGAAGTTTTAAATGAACGCCATTCGTTGATAGTCAAATCGAATACCTGAATAGCATCACCAGTTGTCTTAGTACCAGTACCACTTGGAACCATATCAGCTGGGATCTTACTAAAGTCACGTGTACAATACATGTTGCGACTTGTGCCGTCTTTCTTAGTAAAGGTTACATTGATTTCTTTTTCAGAGAGATACTCTTTAAACCATTCTACAAATTCATCTGATGTAATTAGTTCTTCTAAGTTTGTGCCAGATGCGTTCGCCATGGCAATAAAATCCATATTACTATTACTTGTCAAGTTCATTCTTAACTCCATTAAAATAATCACAAATCATCATAAGTTGATCTTTGGTTAGAAAGATATCTTTTTTATTTTCTAAACTAGGACCTCTAAGGCTGTCTTTATCAACCAGTTGCAATTGATACATTCCCTCTGGTGTTGGGATTGTATTGCAGTGGAAAAATAAATCATACTGCTCATTAAATTTAATACCAAGACTTCTTTTCATATTACCCCCATGTTCTGTGGTCTTCAGCCACGTGTTCCATTCCATCATATTCATGAATGTGCCAAAAAACATCAGCTGGCACTTCCACAATCTCAATGCATGCTGCCCATGCGTTGGCTTTCTCACCCAACTGTTCAATCACTGCGATTAAATCTGGATCTGCACGATCTTGAATCATATCATAATCACTTAGGTAATGGTTATCATCACCAGCATGTCCTGCTTCATAATATGTAGCACCAACATGTGACCAATCTTTTTTTGGTTCAACTCGGTCGAACGCAATACCCTTACGATCTAATAACTTCTCAAACGCTTCATTTGAGATACCGAACCCACCAAAGCATTTATTTATGGCGACTTTCTTCATAGTAATTTCTTTCTTAGATGTTGTGACTTCACTTGATACCATACGAGGTTTTAACAAAGCTGCGATTTTAGTCATTAATAATTCTCTTTGGTTGATTATAATTCTTTTGCGCTATCTATCAATCGTTGCATCTTGTTCTGTCTATCCAATATATTAAAGAACAATCTTAATGTATTGTGAGCATCATCATCAGCACGATGTGGTGTTCCAACAAATTGCATCTTGTATGTTGCCATAGCAGACTTCAAACCACCTGTTGGTCGTTTGCCATTTGCTATTAGTCTCAAAACATACCAAGTTTTTACATCTATCCAACGATGCCCAAAGAATGGAAAGTGCACACCTTTCTCATTCATTAAGGACTTCAACTCAACACTATCCCCACCACCCCATGTAACTGGATTGACGAATGGTTTATATTGATTAATAAACTCAGCAAACTCCTCAGCAAAGACATGGTAATCCACCGAGTTATACTTCACATCATCATCGGTTATACCAGTAAGTCTAGTGATAAATGGAAATATCTCTTCTTTAGGATTGAAATACCACTTGCGTGTGATTATAGAATTCTCCAAATAATGGTCCCAAGTACCTATAGCCACGCCAACCTGTATGATTGGTGGGTTTGGTGTAGAACCATCTTCAGCATTATTCAATTCCAAATCTAGTGCTAGGTAATACTCTGTTGCGTTCATTTATTTTTTCCCATTTCTCACTCGCCTTCTTTAGTATTGCTCTTGCAAAAATTAATTCAATAGCATCAGAACGATTACATTTTAAATTTGACCAAACTTTTTTTATTTCCTCATCGGTTAGTTCTTTTGCTGACGAACAACAACATTGACTAGGTATTCTGTGGCATTTGCTACAAAAAATATTTTGGTTCATTTCTCACTCGCCAATTTTAATATTGCTCTTATACACTCAAGATGATACCAATCACAATTTTCAGCATCAAAATACTTGCCATATACTTCTGTTATTTCTTCATCAGTTAACTCACGAAGTGGATTCACAACATCCCCCACCTGAAGTGGATTCACAACATCCTCCACCTTAGAAGTCTTCACTCCACAAAGACAAACATCTCCCTCTGTCCATGGATTTAATCCGCTATCGTAAATATGTTTACCGCATTCTAAACAGTTCATGTTACCTCCGCTTCCATTTGTTTTATATAAAACATACACAATTGATTATATACTGCAAACAACTCATCTGAGAATACAGTACCTTTACGCATTTCATCTTCAATAGATCTAGCCAATGCACGTGACAATCTAATCTCTTCATAATCAAACATATCTAATATTCCTCTTTTGCGTTTTTCGTAATTGATCATATAATTATATTATACCTGAATACTGAATTAAAGTAAAGCAAATCTTGCATGTTCTAGTCTTTATTAAGACGTTCTTGTAGTAAAACTTCTTCCATCATACTTTCTTGTATCGTTACCTGTCTAATTGGACCCATCATACTTTCTTCTATGGTTACTTGTCTAATTGGAGCTGGTTCAAAATGCATTCTGATTACCTTTGCAGAATCCCTGCACCCTTCGTAATAACCATCACTCCAAGTTCCTTGTGGTGCTGCTGGAATATCATCAATCACGTCAGCACATTCTCGAACAATCAACTTGGCGAATTTTTCTATAGCAGTATGATCATAGTTGTCCATCTCGTCCCAACAGCCTTGTGCTGTGAGTCCTGCTTGATACATAAGGTCTTGCAGTTTGTCGTTCATTTGTCTATCCTATGATATGCATCTTGGTTGTTTTTAATCATGTGCGCTATGAGCTCTTCAATAGTTTCAAAGAACTGAACGTAATGTATTCCTGCTTTTGTGTAAATATTGAAACTCATTTTATATCCTGTGATGCGTCAGCAATATCTTTGTCGTCTCGCAATTCAATAAACACTGGTAAGAATAAAGACTCTTCACCCTGTTTGTTTTTAATTCTTGCGTTGTATTTTACTGCAACGATCTGTCCAATTAAACTGGAATCTTTCCAATAATTTTTGCGATGCGAATCTGTAAATCCAGAACCAACACTTACCTTTACAATACCATCTGAAGATTCACAGATAATTGCTCCCAGCATTCCCTCGGCTTTACCTTGTCCCTCTTCGATAGCAACGATCTTAAGATCGCACTCTAACTCACCTTTGAATTTAATCTGATGCTTTGCACGTTTGTCTTCCCACTCACCAGAAAAATCTTTAAGGATAATACCTTCATATCCTTGCGATAAGAAATCTTGGAAAATTGCTTGAGCCTGTTCTAATGATGAAACTAATGTTGAAGAAACAGCCCAAATCTTTTTACCCTCTGACTTCTGCGATTCTACAAATTTTTCTACAGCTCCGAATCTTACTGAGTATGGACTTTTACAATTACCAGTAATAAAAGATACGTAAGGAATCACATCCCAAATTGAGGCATGAACCTTTGCGGCATCCTCAGCAGAGATTGTACCCTTGTTTGCTTTATTAAGAATGCCATTACCAGTCTGACGATCTACGAATTGACCAGTCATGTCATCCATAACTAATAGTTCACCATCAAATACAAAATCAACATCACCAGCCAGTTTTATAAATTCTTTCTCTAGATTGCCAAGCAAAAGAATCTCTTTACCATTCCTGCTTCTAAACTCGCACTTACCCTCACGAACGATTGCGTTAAAGCGCATACCATCCATTTTCATCTGCGCATAGGCAGGAAATTTTATCTTATCAACCAACTTCTGCTCAAATGGTGAACACAACATACAGGGATATTCTATAATAAGACCTGCCCAAACTTCATTAGCAGTTGATACCTGAACACCACACTTTAAATCTTTCTTAATTATTCTCTCAATGACTTTTGCATCATCTTTACTGAGATCTGATAATATATTCTTTAAGTGTGTTATACCAGCATTACCAGTACGATTCCTTGATGACAACTCAAACAGTGCATCAATGCCAGCTTCAAGTTTATTTGGATTAGGATTTGCGCCAGCATTATACTTTGGTATTTTACGGATATAAAATTGCGTAAATGGATCCAAAGCCAACCGAACTACTTCTCGTAATGTGGGGTTATCTGCATTCGCACGCAGTTGCTCCAGCTTATATAAGCGAGAATTATTCTCTGCTAAATCATTCAAAAATTTATTGATATTCATTTTATTTTCCTAAATGTTCTACCTCTACAAGAAAACGGTAGTGGCTTATTAAATGTCTTCACTTCTTTTGTGCCTTCTTTAATATATGCAATCATCTTAGTTTTACAATCAGATAATACATATACATGGTTGGGCACGTTATCATCCCATGAAGTTGTTTCTTGCATTACTATCATTGTTCATGACCCATACGGTCTAAAACATTTTCCTGCACTAGTTTATTAGTTGCATTAAGAGTAAACATAAACACCATGTTGGCAAGTGCCTGTTCCTTAGATGGAAGACTAGAAATATAAGACTCTATCTCTTCTAAAGATTGCGTCACAAACATTCCACAACGTGGAATTGGATTATTAAAAGTGTTGTAAGTATTTTCATATGTTAACATTTGTATCTCCTATTATATAACGAATCCTGAAGTATCTTTCTTTGCTTTACCTTTGGCTTTAAGACCAACGATAACATTCTTTGGATCTAAGAAACGAAGATCGGTCTCGTCACCATTTATAACTGTACGACCCAAATGACTCTCAGGTACAGTTCTGAATACTGTAGCAATATTCATTCCTGCTTTTTTGGCTTTGATAACATCTTCAATATTACCATCTGCCTGACTGAATGTCAAATGATAGTTTGGTATATGACTTACCTTACGACCCAATACTTTAGTATAGTCATAAAATTGCACATTAGGGAATGCCTCAAAAATATTGGCATAGTAATAACCACTAGATTTTCTTACTGGATACTTTTCCCATGATAAGTCACTAGTACCATTCAATCGGAAAGCAGGGATCAACCCTTTCTTCTCGGCTTGTTTGATGCCCAACTTAATGTTTGCACTCAAATTATCTAGAAATTGCTCACGATTTTCAAAGAATTCTTTGGTCTTACGAATCCGTGCTTTCTGAATGGTGTTGCTTGTTTCGCCTTTTTTGAATATGCCACCACGACCAGCAGTATTCAAACATGCCTGTTTACAACCAGTTGTTGCTTTGGGGCAAGTATTATGTCCCGATAAATTTGCTGGTGCTAGATGAAGAACGAAGGATTGATAACCCTTCTTTTCTCCCTTAATTAATTTTGGATTACCTACAGTAAGTAAACTCATTGTGACACTCTCCCAATAATTTCATTCCAACGTGCTTCAACTACTTGATGAACAAACTCAAGAGGGATACCTAACAAGCATGCAATTTCTTCGCATGATAATTTTCTGTATGTATCAAGAGCTTCTCTAACTTCATAATCTATTTCTGCCATCTTACTCATATTAAACACTCCTACTTAATTGAACATCAAACTTCTGCTGTTCCATCTTGTGATCATAATACCGCACTGTAGTACCAATCCCAGCATTTTTACCCATCTGTTCTAACGCATAGAACAGTGCATCGTTCTGTAAAAGATTGTCACCGACTCTGCGATTCTTAATAGCAGTAGAGGTAGTATAGAAAGATACCCCATTAAGTATAACACGTAATTTCATAATTTATTTCCTTTTCTCAATTCCATAATATAATTATACCTTAAAACCCAATTAAAGTAAAGGACTATTTTTTTCTCTTTAAAATCAATAACTTATAGACGTAAAAAAACCCTACCAAGAGTAGGGTTATTCGTAATATACAGGTTTATTCAGGTTTATCTTTGTCAGTTTTCTTTTCGTTCACTTCACGCATCATCAACACAATATTGATTTTTTGGTTCAATCTAATCAAATCATTATCTAACATTCTTATACGGTCTATCAAAGCAATTAAAACACCGCTGGCTTCTGAAAGAACTGGTTTAATTTCTTGCGTCGCCCACTTCCAAACATAAAATATAAGATACCCCATCCCTCCAGCAGCAACTATTGGGAATCCATATTTGTTTATTAGATCTGCTATATCGGGCATTAATCTTTCCTAGCATCGGTTTTACCATCGGCTCGTGCAATTCGATCAATGTCTGGTTTTACGCCCATGGCACTCGACATTAGAGTATCAATCCTAATAACATCATGGTTCATTGTTTTAACACGATTTTCAAGTCCAGTAATGATACCACTTAGGGACTTGACGGATGAGGTAACTCCAGCTAGAATAAATTTTAGCGTCAGGAATACGAAATACCCAGCTGAGATTGATGCAGCTATGGGAAATCCGACTTCCGCAACTAGTTTGAAAAATTCCATTTT